CCGTCAACGCCCGAGTTCGGCCCCTCGGTGAGGTAGGTATTTTGTATTGCCGGCATAGTTCATTCTCCTGCTCGGACCTGGTCTCGAGCCATCAGGACATCCACGGCATCGTCGATGCTGCCTGATTTGCTCAGACGGTCGTCGGCTTGACGTTGGCGAGCATCGCCGACCGTGGTCGGCGCGACCCGCTGCGAATTGCCGGAACGAACGACGTTTGGCACTTTGGCACCGCGCTGCTGCGCGGCCTTGCGGTTGGTGATGGATTGGCGTCCGCGTGCGGCGTCCCGCAACGCGAGGACAACGCGGTGGTCGTATATTTGTGAGACCTCATCCGCGGTGAACCCAAGCGAGGTCGCGTAATTCCTGATGGCGGCTTGTTCCCGTTCCATGATCTTTGGATCGGACCAGGTTGGGAGTGCCGCCAGCAAATGGCCGGCCTCGGCTGTCTTAACCTTGACGGCCTGATCCCGCGCAGTCACCTGCATGTCGGCATGCACGCGCTGTTGCTCGGTTTCGATCTTGACCGCCCGGTCCTTCTTGTCACGCCAAATCTCACGCTGCCGCAGGTAGTCGACGGGGTCGGCCTGCTCCAAATCTTTCCAATTCGGTTCGGCTTCGCCGCCGGCCTCGAGCGCCTGCTTTAGGGCGCCCAGTGCCTGGACGTATTGTGCTCGTTCCGCCTGGACTGCCTGGACCTGGTCGTCGAACGCGGTGCGCTCGGTCGCCAGGGTCTGGCTTTTCCGGGTGTAGTCCGCCTGGCGCAGGTAGCCGTCGCGCGCCTCGTCGGTCGTTATCCGCCGCCCGTCATGCTCGAACAGGTATTCCTCGGCCGGCGCGGGGTCGGTGAGAGGAGGCTGTCCAGCAACGGGTGCCGGGTCGGTCGACGCGGGCTCGTCGTCGTCTGCGATAAACGGTTCGGGTTCGGGTTCGGGCTCGGCGGCCGGCCGCGCGCTGGGGTCCACCTTCTGCGGAGGTTGTCCCTGCGGCTGGATCACGTCGCCCTCGTCAACGCCGTTGCCGGGCGCCTTGTCCCCTTCCGGGGGTGGCGCGCCGAGTAGGGCCGCGACCGCGTCATCGACGGTGATTTCGGGATCACCGCTAGGCGCGGGTGGTGCGACAGTGCCGGGTATCGGTGGCTTATTGTCGTCGGTCATAATTTACCTCTAGTCCTGTTTATCTTCATCGTCAACGTCGTCCTCGACCACCGGCGGCGCCGTGAAGCCGGCCAGGGTGTAGAGGACGTGCTCGAGGGCGCGCATCTCGGCGTACATCAATTCGCGGCCTACGGTGTCCGCGGGCTCGGTGTTGATCCAACGCCCGAAGGTCTCGTTTCGGATCGTATCGAGAACCCCCTGGAAAGTGGGTTCCATCAGTATTTGCGCGGCGCGCTGCGCGATGTCGGGGTTGGGGTGGGTCACGTCGTGCTCCTCCAGGGGGTAGACGGGGGGTGTGACACCCCGTCGCTATTGCGTCGGGATATTGCCCACGCCAGGGCCGCCCGGGTTCAACTGCACCTTCATTTTTTCGAGTTCCAGTTCGGCCACAAACTCGGCGCGCTTGAGTTCCAACTCGGCCTTGGCGGTCTCGCGCTTGAGGTCGATACCGGCGGCGGCCTTCTCACGCTCGATCTGTATCCGCGCCTCCATCTCGACGGTCTTCAACTTGAGGTCCGCCTCGGCCTTCTGCTGCGCCAGTTGGACATCGGCCTGGGCCTTCTGGGCGTCGGCCTGGGCGCGCATCATCTCGGGGCTCGGCTCCTGCGGCTTGTTCTTCGCCGCCTCGGTCATCTCGGCGACCTTCTGGGCGACCACCTGGGGCGGATTGAAGAAGCGATGGCTGTCGGGGAACCCGGCCAGGTCGACGCTCTCGGACAGGGTGTGGGCGTACTGCTCGGGAGACACCCAGGGGTTCTGCGGGCCGACGGTCGTCAGGATCGTCTTCTGCTCGGCGGCGATCACCTGGAGGGAGTGCATGCGCTCGTCGGTGGTCCCGCGGCCGAGGCCAACACGGCACGTCACGCGGAGGCCCGGGTTCCACTCAGCGACGTCGTAGCTGGCAAATTTCTTGCCCGTCAGCTTGATGGTCTTGTTCTTGTCCTGGTGCCGGATCAGGCACTTGAGGACGAGGCAGAACACCTTGCACAGGCCGAGTTCGGCAAGGGTGCGCGCGATGCTCTCGGACTTGGCCTGGGCCGCCGTCATCATCGCGTTGACCGCCAGGGCGGTAGTTGACTGGAGAACGTCGGCGTCGAGGCCGGCGGCGACCTTGGAGATGCCCGTCCGTTGCTCCTTCTTCTGGTCGAGCCATTCGAGAAAGGCGAGTGTCTGCGCGCCGAGATAATTGGTTTCGAGCGGCTGCACCATGCCCGGGGCGCGCATGCGGATCAGGCCCTTGAAACGCTCGTCGAGCACGTCGTCCTCGTTCACCTGGCCGGCGACGATCGCATAGCGCGGGTTGACCGCGGAGTAGAGGCTGTCCAGCGTGTTGCGGGTGACCGCGGTCGAGATGTCCTGGAGGTCGACGGTAATGCGGCCGATACCGAAACCGAGGATCGCGTTGGGGATCATGAAGGGGCTCGCGATCGCGATCGGTATCTCGGACGCGGCGTCGTTCTCGACGATCTCGTACTGGGTGCCGAGGGCAACGATGCGGCGCAGTTCGCTGACGCCGTCGCCGTCCTGGTCGAGGCGGACGTATAACTCGCTTATTATCAGCATGCGGTGGCCGTCCTCGGCCTCGACCGGGTGGGTCTCGAACTCCTGGACGAAGGTGCTGCGCTCGCGGTAGAGGCGGTTCGGGTCTTCCTTGTCGATGCCGCTGTTCCGCAGACACGCATCGGGCGGGTAGCCCTGGGCGATGCCCTCGCTGACGGTGCTGTAGGCCCGGTGGCCGATGATCTTGGCGGTGTCGTAGTCCGTGGCGTTCCGGTCGATGATCAATTCCTCGGAGGGGATCAGAGTTAAGCGGCAGCGCCCCTCGGTGGTGGTCTTGCGGACCTTCACGTCGTAGATCGCCTCGACGCCGGGCTCGGGGTCGCCGGTGCCGAGTGCCTCCAGGATTTTAATGTCGGGGTCGTTCGTCAGGACCGCCAGGTCTTCCTCGCCGAGGCCGGAATATTCGATCTCCTCGACCTGGGGGCTCTTGTCCCACCACACCTTGATGGCGCTGTAATCGGCGATGAGGGCGTCGCGCATGAAATCGGACAGCAGCATCCAGCCGTCGTTTTCCTTCATCACGACATGGTTGACGAGTTCGGTCGCCTGGTCCGCCATCTCGACGTCGTCGGCGGTCTCGGGCTCGAACTCGACTGGGTTCTTGGTCGTGAGGAAGATACGCATCAGGGTCGGCATCAGGGCCTCGATCGTGTCCCTGGTCTCGGTCATGACGACGTTCGATCGGCCCTTGCGGGTCTTGAGGTCGGTGCCGCCGTGGTAGTATTTGTAGTGCCGCTTGATGCGCGGGACAGCGATATTGTCCATGAAATCGACCGAAGTGCTCGCCATGATCCGCACAGCCGCCTGGATCGCGTCTTTAGTCATCGAGGTGTCGGGCATCTGCTACTCCTCACACAACAGAATAATCTTCGTACTCGTATTTCTTGTTCCAGGCAAGGCTCGCCATCGCCCCAGACAGGATCGCGCCCTCGTAGGCGAAAGTTAAATTCAAGGCATCGGCCCGGTTAGGGGAGGGCACGCCACGCTTCCGCATGCTGTCCTTGCTCTCGACGACGATCTTGCCGCCGCTGGAGAATGACATCTGCGGGCCGGCCAGTTCGGCGACCAGGGCCGGGTCGCTCGGCATCGTCACCTTCCGGGTGTCGAGCCACTCCCGGCACTTGAACCACAACTCGTCGCGGAGGCGCATGTAGGTCTCGCCGGTGCTCGGGCTCTCGCTGACGTTCACATCAACCACGTCGACGGGCTCCTTCCGCAGGACTTCCCGCAGGCGATCGGCGACGCCGGCGCCGAGGCCGATCGCGTCGACGAAGATATTGACGGGCTTATTTTCCTGGGCCGTGGCGCGATACTCGGCCACGATCCGCCCGGTCAGTTCCATCGTGTCGAGGCCCTGCCAGGTCTTGACCGGCTCGAGGAGGATGTTGGCGTGCCGCTTGGCGAGCGCGGAGGCGTCGGAACCGAACCGCGCCACGTCGACGCCCCACACCGGCGACATGGTGTCCATCAGGGCGACGTCCCGCCCGACCGCGTCCTCGATCAGGAAGATCGGGATCACCGAGCGATCGTCGGCGGTCGGGAACTCACCGAGCACGCGGACCCGGTAGGTGTTGCTCTCGAGGCCGAACCGCTTGCGCTGCTCGACCGGGAACTTGGGGTTGGCGAAGGATGAGGCGCGCACGTCGTCGTCGAGGCACGACACCTTCCGCGTCCACCACTCGTCGGCCCACTCGGTCTGGCTGCTGTAGAAGAACCCCTGCGTGCGGAGCGGGTTGCCGGTCAGGAGCATGATCGCGCCAGGCGTCGACATGCTGCCGCTGGCGCTCTCGAAGATCGGCATCGGAATACCGGAGGCCTCATCGGCCAGGAGGAGAACGTGTTTGGCGTGGACGCCGGCCAGGGCCTCGGGGGTCTCGGCGCGGGCGGTTCGGCAGGAGATGAAACTGCCGGCGTCGGCCTTGAGGTAGACGCGGTCGCTGGTGACCTCGAGGCACTGCTGGATAGCCAGCGGCAACTTGCCCAGCCACATGCGGAGTTCAGCGAAGAAGGCGTCGAATAGTTGCGGGGCACTTGGGGCCGTGACCACGGTCTTTTGCGGGTACTTGCAAACGATGTGATGTAGAGCACATGTCGCCAACAGCATAGACTTACCGACGCCATGGCCGCTGCGGATGCTCAGTCGGTCCTCGCCCTCGTCCATCGCCGTGAGGGTCTCGGCCTGCCATTTGATCGGGTCCGCGCCCATGACCTCCCTGGCGAACCCCAGGCGGTTTTTGGCGAAGGCCTGGATGAAGGGCTCGAAGGGGTTGCCGGTCATTCCCCGCTCCTCATCCAGCAGCCCTCCCGGGTCCGCGCTGGGTCATGACAAACGCGGACCCGGGCAGGGTGTCAGCCGATTCGGCGCAACCTGCCGAACCCAACCAACCCCATAAGGGCCGAACCGAACAGCCACGCCGCGCCGGGGATGGGAACGGCCGATACGGTAGGCGAAGCCCAACCACTGCCGCC